GCGTATTTCAGCAACGCCGCTGCTCTGGATAATTTAGAGCAATTAGTCATTAGTATTCTTGGAGCGCTAAACGCTTCCAAGTATGAGTTATCTGTGGTCGAAAGACCGACAGTAACAGAAGTGGGAACAACAACCCTGTTAGTTTCCGATATACGCTTGAGCGTCCGCTACGAGCAAACCGCATAGGAGACCCAAATGCCAACAACAGTAATAACTGGGCGCGATGTAACTTTTACACTCGATAGCGCTAGCTACGATGCCCAAGCAACAAGCGCTACCTTAAGTTGCGAGACCATTATTGAGACTTACCAAACTCTTGATGGTCGCGCTTACAAATCAACAGATAAGCAATGGACATTTGAAATTGAGTTGCTACAAGATTGGGGAGCTGCAAGCTCGCTATTCGAGGCAATGTGGGCAGATGCCGAGTCAGCACCTAACACAGCACTCAATGTTTCATTCACAGCCGTAACAGGCGCAGTCTTTGCTTTCACAGTATTGCCAATCTTTCCAAGCGCAGGTGGCGCAGCTCCAGGAGCGCTAACTGATACTTGGTCGATGACAGTAATTGGAACACCAACAGAGACCTTTAGTTAAGAGATCGGAGCATCGGGAGCTATGAAGTCGCAAATCACAATTAAATACAATTCAGGAGAAGAAGCAATCTATGTTGCTCAACCGCCTGAATATGCAAAGTGGGAAAAGGCAACTGGTAAGCCGATTCAAGAATTGCAAGGAGTCTGGGACATTCTATTTTTGGCCTATAACGCTATGAAGCGAGAGGCTGGAGGGAAGCCCGTCAAACCTTTCGATATATGGATGGATACAGTTGCCGATCTCAGCACAGAGGCTATCGACCCAAAAGCCACCGAGTCGGAAGCGTAAATCGCCTCCTTATCGAGTTGGCAATAGCCACTCGAATTCCGATGGATAAATGGGTTGAGGCGGACGATATATTAACGGCGCTTGAGATTTTAAAGGAGAGGTCAGATGGCTGAAGTAGCAATAGCTTACGACCGAAAAGAGCTCTCCTCAATTATTAGAGCTTTCAAAGCAATGGATGATAAAGCTGTTGCTGAGGCTAGAGAAATTGGATCTCAATTAGCTACCTATGCATCTCAAGAAATTAAGAAAGAAGCTGCTGGCAGAAGGCGAGCAGGTGCTGGGTCAAGGCGCGTAGCCGAAGGTGCTCGAGTATCTAAATCATCTAAAGTTGGAGAACTTTCATTTGGATTTGCTTCGCAAAGATTTAGCGGTGGAGCATCAACTCAAACTCTTTGGGGCGGATTAGAATTCGGTTCAAATAAAAAACCTCAATTTCCACCCAGAACTAGATCAGGTTATTTTATTTATCCAGCACTTCGCCGAATTCAACCAAATCTAGTAAAACAATGGGAAGAATCTTTTAACAAAATTTTAAAGGAGTATGACTGATGGCTGGCAGTAGAACTTTAAAATTATCCATTCTTGCCGATGTAGATGATTTAAAAAAGAAACTTGGCTCTGCTGATCAAGAAGTGCAAGGCTTTGGCGGTAAATTAGGTGATTTTGGAAAGAAGGCTGCCGCTGCCTTTGCTGTTGCTGGAGCTGCTGCCGCTGCCTATGCTGGCAAATTATTGGTCGATGGGGTCAAAGCTGCGATTGAAGATGAGGCAGCGCAAGCTAAATTAGCTAAATCATTACAGAATGTAACAGGCGCAACTACGGCTCAAATTTCTGCAGTTGAAGATCAGATTCTTAAGACTTCTCTACTTACTGGCTTAACCGATGATGAACTAAGACCCAGTTTAGATAGATTGGTAAGGGCTACCAAAGATGTCGAGCAAGCCCAAAAACTTCAGACATTAGCTATTGATGTAGCAGCTGGAAGCGGTAAATCACTTGAGGCAGTTACCAACGCTATGGCTAAAGCTGCTGAAGGCAATACCAGCGCACTAGGTAGATTAGGTGTTGGATTATCTACTGCTGAACTAAAATCTATGTCTCTTGAAGAGATTACAGAATCATTAGCTAGAACTTTTGCTGGTCAAGCATCGGAGCAGGCAGACACATTCCAAGGCAAGATGGCTCGTCTTTCGGTAGCCTTTGCTGAGGGCAAAGAGACAGTAGGATCATTTGTTCTTGATGCAATTACTCCCCTAGTTACCCTATTGGTCAATGATCTTATCCCTAGACTTTCAGAGTTAGCAACGAATATAGGCGAAAAGTTAAAGCCAGTTTTTGAGGACATATCAACTTTCTTTACTGAAATTCTTATTCCAGCGTTTAAAGAGTGGTGGAAATTTCTAACTGAAAGTGTTATTCCCGGAATTATAAAAACAGTTAAGCCGATTATTGAAGGCTTATTCTCCGCTTTTAATCAAGTAGCAAATACAATAAAAGCCAATGAAGATAACCTAAAACCTTTATTTGAGTTATTTAAAAAGGTAGCAGAATTTGTTGTGAAATATTTAGCGCCAGCAATAGGGACAACTTTAGGACAAGCTTTAAAAATAGTAGGAACTTTACTTTCAGGCTTGATTACTGGATTTTCTAAACTGGTCGGCTTTATTCAGAATGTTATTGATAAAATAAAAAAACTTATTGAATTGATTAAAAGTAATCCGTTAGTTCAGGGAATCGGAAATCTAATCTCAAGTGCCTTTGGAGGAGGTCGAGCCGTAGGCGGTTCAGTAGCTTCTAATACTGGCTATATGGTAGGCGAGCGCGGCCCTGAAATGTTTGTGCCTAATAGTGGGGGCAAGATTGTGCCTAATAATCGACTAGGTGGGCAGACTATAAATATCACAGTTAATGGGGCTATTGACCCAATTGGAACTGCTCGGACAATTTCGGACATATTAGGTAGAGAAGCTACAACTAATGGGACTATCAATAATCTTGGAATCTCAAGGCTGATAGCGGTCTAATGACTTGGCTTCCTGATGCGACAGTAACGATAGGCGGAACTGCTTACACTTCCGATGTTCTTTGGAACGCATCAATTTCTTATGGGCGCACTAATATCTGGGAGCAAGCTAGAGCGTCTTATGCGTCGGTTGAGATTTTAAATATAACCGATACTCATCACACATTCGAAGTAAATGATTTAATGGTCATTACCATAGATAACTCAACGGGGACTCCCGTTACAGTTTTTACTGGTCGAGTAACTGAGATTTATAGTCAAGCTGCATCCATTGGCTCAAGTGGAGAAGCTATTATTGAAAAGGTAATAGCAGTTGGCCCATTTGCTTTTATGTCCAGAAAATTAGTTGGAACTACAAATTACCCTAAAGAATATGATGATGATCGATTAACTACAATTCTAACTGAAGCTGGCGTTACTATTGATGTGGTAGATACTCCTGGGGTTTATGAATTTACCGCTAGAACGGCTAGTGCCTCGGACGCTTATAGCTTAGCGGCTAAATATGCTCAGATGGCTTTTGGTTATATTTATGAGACAACAGATGGCAAAGTGGGTTATGCCAACGAATCTCACAGGCTCAACGATGTTCAAGACAATGGGTATATGCTCATCCCAGAAAACTATATTCTTTCAGCTGGCTTATCCAGTAATTCTACTCTAAATGATATTACCAACGACATAGTTTTATCCTATAAAGCCAACGCAACAGTTACAGCAACTGATGCAACCTCAATTGCTTTGTATGGCCTTCAGGCAGCATCAATATCAACAGAATTAGAGCAGACTTCGGAAGCTCAATTTCAAGTAGATCGTTATTTACTACTACGCTTTAAGCCTGAGACTAGCCTTTCAAATTTTACTATTCAACTCGATAGCAGTTTTCTTTCAAATGCAGACCGAAACGCTTTGCTTGCCGTATATATGGGTAAGCCAATTCAAATAAATAACTTGCCTATCCCAATAGTGTCTACTGTTTATAAAGGATTTGTCGAGGGCTGGAATCTGACCTTTAATCAATATCAAGCTGCCCTGACTTTGACCACTACTGATAGCTCATTATCGATACCACCGACTCGCTGGCAGGATGTATCACCCACTCAACGCTGGAGCGATGTGGGGGCTACGATACAATGGCCCGATTACGAATAAGGAGATTAGATGGCACTATCGCCCTATTATGGCTGGGAAGAGCCAGATGACTCTGATTTTGTTAAGGACGGCGCTCTGGCTATCCGAGACCTTGGCAACGATATTGATACGACTGTTAATAAAATTGAAAACTTTAAGGGTGGAATTTTTCACCCATTCCTACTGATGGGAGCATAAATGGCTACGACAACTTATAAAATTCTGGGGCAAAATGCTCCTTTAGCGACAACCGAAACTGATTTATACACAGTTCCAGCTGCTACCGAAACCATCGTTTCAACCATCGCAGTTGCTAATAGAGCTAATACCTCATCGACTTTTCGCATATCAGTTTCAAGTAATGGTGCTGCGACCGCTAACAAGGATTATCTTGCTTACGATACTGTTATTGATGGTAACTCAATTCTAACGCTTACCATTGGCATAACTTTAGATGCAACGGATAAAATCAGGGTTTATGCCTCATCAGCAAATCTATCTTTTAATGCTTTTGGATCGGAGATTGCTTAATGGCTATCAATTCATTTCCAAATACACCAAAACAAAAAACTCAAGAATTTACTTCTGGAACTACGGCTTGGGTTGCTCCATCTGGAGTAACAACTGTTGAAGTTTTTTTGGTCGGTGGAGGTGGAGGCGGAGGAAATGGTTACTCCAACCTTTCAAACGCAGCAGGTGGTGGTGGCGCAGGTGGTCAGGTATTAGAAAGAATAGTCTCAGTAACTCCTGGCACTTCATACAATGTTGTAATTGGCGGAGGCGGAACTGGTGGTAATGCAGCTGCAGCTACTTCGGGATCTGCTGGAACGGCATCAAGTTTTGGCGCGCTTGTTACTGCAAATGGCGGCGGAGGAGGAAATGGCCCAGGATTAACAGGTGCTACTGCTGCAAATACTGGCGGCGGTTCTTCAAATGTGAATGTTTCGGCAGGCGGAATTGCTGGCGGCGGTGGTTCTTCATTCGGTGGCAAATATTTTATTCACACCCTTTCTAATAACGCTACTGACTCTGGAGCTGCAACTTCTGGAAACGCAGGATTTGCAGGTTATGATGGTTCTTTGTCTAGCACCGCAACCGCGGTTATTTTTACGGGAGCAATTGGTTGGAATGGTTTTGGTGGCGGTGGCGGTGGCGGTATCGCGCAATCAACTGCTAAGGTAAGAGCTCAAGGTTCAATGGGTGGCGGCAACGGTGGCGTAGATGCTGCTGGTGGAAATGCGACCGCAAATACTGGATCAGGTGGGGGTGGCGGCGCTTCCACTTCTGCACTTCAAAACAAAACTGGAGGCAATGGCGGCTCAGGTTATTGCAGATTGGTATGGCAACAATAATGGCACACTTCGCAGAAATTGATGAAAATAATAAAGTAATTCGCGTTGTCTTAGTTGCAAATGAATTTGAAGAAAAAGGCGAAGATTATTTAGCCAATGAGTTAGGTATGGGCGGTCGATGGATTCAGACTTCTTATAACAATAATTTCAGAGGAAAATTTGCTGGTATCGGTGATAGTTATGATGAAGATGCAGATGTATTTATTGCAGCTAAATACGAGCCAATAGTTACAGATGACCAAACTCTGTAAAGCTGGCATCCAGCTAAGGAATCAAATCGATGACGATTATCCTGATCGCGATAGGAAGTCTGACGGCTGGATTGCTGACGCTCGCCACCTTGCTAAAGGCAGTTCTGACCATATACCAGTC